GCACTGGCATTGAGAATTATCCAGACTGCCACAAGAATCGATTGAATGAGTATGAACTTCCATGAACCCAGGTTCTTGTATACCCAATCGGCAAACTTCTCTCCGTATGTAGACGGACCGGGGTCTGTTTCACTTAATTCACGCACCGGAGGATGATCGTGCCTGAAGGGATCAGGAAATACCAGCTTTCTCAAAGGTCGGCCTCCTATATCTATATTGAACAACTCCAGATGGAGAATGCTCAAAGCTCAAGGTCATCCCTAGCCATTCTCTGCCCATTTTATATAAATTAATCATATGCTCATATTGAACCTGCAGCTCCTTATGTACGGCATCAAGGGATGGGAAATGCTTATATGCCACCTCTGCATCCTACCATGCGCTGCGCGGGGCCATAGGGTAGCCTGGTATCCTACAGGACTGGGGGTCCTGTGACCGGCGTTCAAATCGCCGTGGCCCCATATCTTAAAACTCTAGATATTGATTTTCTTGCGATTCTTTGAAAGGCTATCTAAGTGTTCTTACCCCTCGGATATTTACCTTTTTCTGACCTATGTGTTACATTCCTGTGGGGTTAAAATAGGTTCAAGCGGCATGGTTCAAGTTTAATATATGTCTAATTAATACACCATGTTCAAAAAATAGTATGTATTAATAATATTCTATAATTGCTTATAATAAATTATTTAAAATAATTTTACATCCATTTCCATAGTTTCTTTAATGCGTATATCGCCGCAATAATCCATGTAAATGGAAGCGTTATCAGGACTATAATAAGCTTTATGATCTCTTTAAGCCAACCAAACATAAATTGCACCTTCGATATACCATGAACAATTCCAATAATAAGGATTGCGGTTAAGTAAAAAAAAATAAAATCTAATTTTTTAGTCTTTCATATCAGGAAAAGCCTGCTCTTTACCTTGATCAAAAATTTATCATATTTTTAACTATATTTTTCATAAACCTGGAAACAGTCAGTTTCACCAAGATTGCCGTCTATGTAGGCTTGAATTTTATAAAAACCAGGAATTATAAGATCGCCAGATTGTATCATATAAGACAAGCATCCATAATCAGAATGCTTCGCGGCGGGCCAAATGGCCTCTTCCCCATTTGGTTTTAGAACGTGAATTTCTAAAACCGAAGCATTAGAAAGATCGCTTGCAGTGTCCACAACTAGCTCGATATTTCTAGCACCTTCATAAATTTTTATACGAGATTTAATCATAAGTTTCCTTCGCGAAAAAATCATAAGCAATAGGCTTTGCTGATCCAGGAATTCTAATCTTGCGAACTAAAGAAGCTACTGCGAAAGTTTTGTTTACTGTTTCCCCGCCGTCTTCTTTTGTGTAGCCTTGAATCTCAAATTGATCAAGCGGCTGCATTTCGCGATAGCTTCGGCAGTAATATAAATTTTCCACAGTTAGGCCCGCTGCTTCAAACTCTACTAGATCTGCCTTTGTGGTTATCTCCTGGAAATAACACGAATAATAATTATAAGCAGTAACACTTTCTCCAGGTATTGTAATAAATTCGCCTAGGGAGTCTTTTGCTTGGATTTTCAGATCAGCAACGGTCCCATCTAGCCCGCTGTAAGTAGCTGTAAAATTCAAAACTTCTGTGATTTCGCAGGGGGATATCGCTTTACCAGTAAGGCAACCATCCCCATTCCAATAATCGAAAAGAACCGTTTTCTGGACAGGGGTTGAACCATTAAGCATATTAATAATTATAGATATTTCGTTATAATAGCCGTGGTCTTTCAGAGTGACATAGAGGCTGGTTGAGGGTGTCGCGAGTGTTCCGGCGTTTAGAGTTACTTCCTCCCCATCGGGGACCGGCCCATAATTAAAAAAAGCATCCGATGAAGGCCCGCCGGTGGTAGAGGATATGAGCATTTTGTTAGGCATGTTAAAGCTTCGCCGCTTCATGTAATAAAAACCCCCGCGCGGCGTTCTTTATAATCCGCATCGGCTTTCAAAGCATTTTCAAGGGTTCGGAGATAATTATAATAATAACTAGATCCTTTCCGTTTCGCGAAATGATAAAGGCGGCTGTCTTGGTTGAACTCAATTTTTGCTGCATTCCATTCAGGCATACCGATTTGCATGTAATCGCAAATCAAATAGGCTAAACCTCTTTTAGTAGTAAGATCGCTAACAGTAGCCAGATTTAGACGTATTAGATCATTTTCAAATTCTTCTTCAGCCTGATCTAGGAGTTCTGAAAATTCGGTATAAAGCAAATCTGCTGTTGTGTTTTCTTCTGGATCGGCTTCAGATTCTTCTTTGGATTGAACACTTTCCACAGAAGTTAGGATTTGAAGGGATGAAATGATATCGGTTTCGGTTATCGCCATTTTGTAGCCTCAGAAAAAATTAAGACTGCCCTTAGCTTGTGGGCAGCCTGTAGCCAATAGCGGTCCCGTTCGTGTTATTAAACGAGAAATAAATCATACCGTCCGCCTGTTCAAACCTAGAAGACTCCAGCGGGCCTATGAGGCGCGAGGTTGAGGCGGGGATGGTCAAGGTGAGATTTCCCAAACCGGACCGGAAATAAGAACCAGATTCCACGGTGACATTAAGCCCGGCATTTTGGGCGGTGTTAGCTACCAAGACTATGAGCCTGTTGTCTTTGGAAGCGTTTATTTCCATGCCAGCGGTGGAGTTAAGGGCGGTTGGGGTGGACAGGTTCACATAGCTATCAGTGACCGCCTGAGTCTCGTTTATGGTTGGCCTGGCATCAGCCATGCCAGAGAATGAGGCAAGCAGCACGAAAAGCGCGAAAGGCCATAAAAAATTTTTAAGCATATTCCAGCACCTTTAAGCAGTCTTGTTTGCAGTCAGGAGAGCTAAACCGGAGCTACGAATTACCTTAGACCCATAGATATGAAGTCCTTTACAAGCATCCGCAAGTCTATCATCAGGCCGGTATAGCTCGATTGAAGAAACCTGCTCTGCGTAAGTTACAGCTCCAGGGTAGCCAGCGACGATCTTATAAAGCGTTCCTGTGGTATTCGGGACCGAATTGCTTTCAAGAATGTCAAAACCCGCAATCCTCGAAACGTATCCGTTTCTAAGCGCTTCAGAGCTTCCAGAAGCGGAAATGTTGGTGAACCTGTCATCCTTGACAAGTTTACCCGTAAACCAGGGAGGAACAATAACCCATCTTCCAGCCTTTGGCACGTTTGCTTCATTAAGTTTCGTGGATAGATCCACAAGATAATCGAATGCGGTCGTTCCTTCTGTAGTGTTCGGCACTATGGGCGACACATCGCTTCCTATCTCATTCTCTTCAGAAACGTTATCAACCATAATAGAGGCGATATAGTCATCTGCAACTTCAGAAATACCGTAAGCAGCTTCAGCCATCGCAGCATCCATAACTTTAGGCTGAGTTTGTGCTTTATCAGCGTCATCAATCGAAAAATTGAAGTAGTCACCCTGATCAATATGAAGTGCTGTTGAAGCATCACTAAGCGTTTCAGGATCTTCTATAGGAGTATTTTTTACATAAGGTCGTACGGTGATAGGGCCAATACCGTTTACATGCACCACATCGCCCATGCTCGCAATGTCGCCGGAATAATCTCGATTGCAAACGCCCGGTTGAGCGTAAACAAGGTTCTTATTCAAATTATACAGGAGCCTAGAAGCCCATACTTCTGGAATGATCGAATTAATTGTCATGTAAATAAAACCTCAATAAGTTGATTAAATTCCCGATTTGAGCGCTTTTTGAACAGCATCCCAGTTATCGTTTATTTCTGTGGGGCTCATTCTCCTAATCGATTCGCGAGTAAAAATTGCGGGCTTAGTATTCGGAGGATTTGAATCGCTGCCTATCGGTTCCGGCGCTGGTTTACTCTTTTCAACTAATGCCTTAATGGTTTCAATCTCGGCTTTTACTTCATCAATCGATTTTCCAGAGAGCTTTTGAGTCCATTCCACAGGTAACCCGGATTCTTTAACGAGGCTATCAATCTCGATTTTAGCGAGCTTATCTTTTAAAGCCGTGTTATCAGCCGTAAGAGTGGAAATTGTTTCAGTGTGTTTATCCCTTTCACGCATTAAACGCTCTTCAATTATTGAATCAAGCTTCTCTTGCGTAAAAGTAAGTTTATTTGATTCTTCTTCAGTCATTTTGTGAAACTCCCAGAATTTTTTGTTAGCTCTGTGACTAATAATATATATTAAAATAATAATATTATTAGTATTTAAAGATAACGCTTGAATAAAGATTGCTGAATTTAAAAACTGATAAATAGAGAAGCATCGTGAGGAAATCAAGGAGGAAGAGAGTTGAAAATTAATGGGAAATGCTTTACGGCCAATATTAGTTTTATAATGGCATTGCTTGATGTTTGTGTGATATTTGCCGCATCAATCTCCGTTTGTGCAGCAATCGAATACAGCACCCTTGACACTAAATATTTTAAAGTTGAATATCCACAATATTGGAATGTCGAGGAGAAGAACGTTTTTAATGAAATGAGATATAGTTTTATAAATTATACTCGAATTAATATCTCGGAAGATAGCTATAAAGAGATCTTTGATCCATTGGATAGCTATATCGGTATTGGTTTAAATGGTGCGGATATACGTTTTAAGATTGACCCAAATGTAAAAGGTATGTTCGATGAAGGTGGTAATATAAGCGAATCAATCATACACTTCTTTGAATCTTTCCAAATTAAAAAAGAGACAAATACTACCAATACGGTATTACCTCAATATAAGACCTTCGAAAATGAATACTTCGTAGCTGAATACCCATCTAATTGGATAGTGTATCCTAATGAAGAGAAATACGTCTATAACTTTCAGATTCCTATTAGAGATAGTTTAGGAAATTTAACCAATGTATCCTGGAATATTGAATGCTATGATCCCACAGAAGTTAGCTTAGGATTGAATGGGGCAACCATAGATATTCAAGCCAATAAAGCTACGGGCAACTTTTTAGAGCAGGGCTCAATAAATGAATCGTTAATACATTTCTTGAAGACATTCAAATTAAAGTCAATCCCAACTCCTGCGCTTTGAAGTTAGTAGATTCGCCTTAAAGCAATGGATTTAGCATTTTAATTTTTTGAATTTACTCAGCTTCATACAGTTTAATTTATATATCAAATAAGAACCGAAAAAAGTAAGTAGTTTAAATGATTATTCTGAGAGCGAGGAAAATTAATATGGCTGAAAATGAAATAATTGAAGTCCATAAAAGTATCCATGATAAAATAGTAAGGCTTCAAAAACTCCTTAAGGAAAAGTATGGGAATGACAGACAATTCAATGGTGAGGTCACGATAGAAGATACATTAGATTTTCTATTTTATGAATTGTATTATTATTCGTGGTTGCGTGAATTCCTCATTGAGTTGGATAGAGATGGCCATAAAGAAATCTTTAAAATTACGAGGAAGTATGGAAATAAATCAGAAACTGCTAGAAGTTTGCTGCATCCATTTATCGATATCAAAAAAATGAATATGGGTTGGGCAGAATCAGAATGGTCACACATATTTCCTTCAGAAGGACGCATAGATAAGGATTAAGCATAAATATGATGGCCATAAAAAAATTGCGCCATCATATTTAAGGAGACATATAAGATGAGTGCTAAAGAAAAAAGTGAAGGTAGTATGGGTTGGGAAGCCAAGATTCAACTCTTCGGACCTATTTCAGAAGAAAGCATCGTAAAAGAAATCGAGGGAATAACTTTTGACACTGAAACGAAAGATTCAGGAATTGTTCTAAAAGGATTTACAGTTAAGACCCCACCGATGGGCTCAGACGATGCTTTTCTATATGCACAGGAAATCGCAAATAGGATCTTTGATTATTTATCCGCAATTCATAGATATCATATTACGGGATATCTATCCAATATAACTGAAATTAAACCAGAAGGCGAAAAACGAACCGGAATTGCTAAATTTGGAGTCAGTGCAATAATACATGCTCCAATGAAATTAGATTTTAATGAGATCGAACCCTTATTAAAGAAAAAAGATATAAAATTGATGAGACAATTAGCTCATTATAGAATGGGAATAGAATCCGAGGACCTTACAACAAAGATTCAGCAATTTTATCAAGTAGCCGAGGATGAATATAAAAATGACGATCCGTTTATATTAAAGTATAATTTTGTTCGTCATATTTCAAGTCATCCACAGCTTGACAGAAAAGCGGCAAAGGAGATGGCTGAAAAGTATTTCGGCAAAAATTACCTCGATCTTTCTGATCCGAGAGATATAGAAAAGCTTAGAGGAGCATTAGGTCCAATAAGAGCAGAGGCTGAAAAAATCATTTACTCTAAATTAAAAATTTAGAGTTTCAATATTTTTAAGCACTTAAAATACCTTTCTCTAAGTTAGCGTCGGCACTCATTTCTTCCAAATTAGCTATCTCAGCAATTTCCTTAGGGTCTTCTGGTAATCCGTCCCGCCAGACGATAGTGGTATCTGATAATTCCACAGCATCAGGCACTTTCTTTTGAACCTCAATTTGCGAAGCTATCTTAAGGGCTTTCTTTATTTTCGGATCAATTGCCAGCTTCAAACGGTTAACTTTAGACAATGTGCTTATCAATAGTCTTTTCAAAGCAGCGGATGAATCCGCCCTTTGGAGCTTTTGAGAATCGCCAAAGAGAACTGAGCTTGTTTCGCTTAAAGCGTACAACTGATCTAATAGAAATTCCATTTGCCTAAAAGCGCTATCAAGCTTCCCATCCCAGGTTATATATTCCGGTGCTTTCTCTCCACTTTCCAAAGGCCAAAACTTCCCGCCGCTAGTGAAAATCGGCTCTCCCGTATCTGGATCATTTATAAGGCAAGATTCCGGCCCGGCCATATTTGGATCACTATGCTTGTTAAGGATTCTTGTTATCTGACAGATTCTTAACTCTAATTGCTCGATTAAAGGGCTATAGTCTTCATAATCTGATTGACCGAAGGGATTATCGGAGGTCGGAAGATTGAAAATCGGGATTATTAGAAAATCCGCAATTCCGGTATCCTGATCATCTTTTAAACCTTTATAGCGGGCATGAGACGAAATAGGCTTAATCTGTTGGTCTATTTTACCATTATCAAGTTTAAAAAGCCTATTCTCGATTTTACCTTTTGAATGGATTTCTGCTCTTAAATAAGTGGTCTTTTTGCCTTTAGAATCGGTTTCCTCAAAAGTCCAAGCTAGGACGTGGTATTGAGTCTTTTTTATATTATCTGGATGAAGGACTGGATACCAGAAGGCGGGGTTTTGAGATTCTATGGTTGCCCGCGAGCCGTCGAAGCCGATTTTTAGGATGCCTGGGGAATATCTTAATGTATCGAGAGTTACTTCATAGCCTGTATTTAAAAAATCTGTGGCTTCTACGAGGCTCTGAAGATATTCCTCATTTTCAGATTCAAAATAAGGCTGCTCACCCCAAAGCATGTTTGCGAAGGTTGAAGTTAGCCTCTTATGCCAGTTTAAGGAGAAGGAAAGGACGCCGCTATTATCTTCTCTAAGAAGCCGGTTTAAGTCGGTGAAAACTTGATTGTGCTTGCCCTCAAAGAGCAATTTGTTCTTTTCATAAGATTCAAGCCGCGCGGGGGAGTCCATGTCTTGAGGAGGCCAAGGCATCCCAGGTAATAAGAAATTTAAGTTTGTTAGCATAAAAATCACTTTGGCAAGTTTACAGGCATTTTGTTATAATTATGATTAAAAATCTCGATAGCACCATAACGCAAAGCATCAACGGCGTGGTCGTCAACTTTTACAGGCTTATCCAAGCCCACAGATTGCGCTTTTTCATCCCATGTATAAGACTGGATTTGTTCAATTAGCTTAGTACATCCTTTATAAATGAGTAAATTTCCATCAGCTAGAGCTTTGGAAGTTAAACGAATTCCGTCTAAAACCTCATTTTGTGCAAAACCTACACGATACTTTTTAAGGGATCGGATTTCCTGGATAAAAGAAGCTGCTGAGGGATCGACCAAAATTTTTTGGGGATATTTGCCATCCAAAAAGGCTATTAGGTCTTGAGCATATTCTTTATCAGTCTTTTGTTTTCCGGCTTTCCTGCTATCGAAATAATATTCTTTGTAAACGGTCCATTTCCCTTTGGCCCGGCCAAAGAGAAGGAAACAGGTTGCGTTTGCTGTTCCGTAGTCCACAGCGGTATATATTTTATCAAACTTTTCTGGCAGTTCGCTTATTACATGCTTATTGATATCGAAGGAGTCATAAACTGCTCCAGTGGCGGCCACAAATTGCCCTAGAATATATCTTGAATACCATAATCCAGTGTATTCTTTCTTTAATTCCTCTACATATTGTGAATCTAAAGAAGTATTATCTTCTAAAGTGAAGTGAAAATTTTTAAGGTTTAATTCATCGCTTCGATCAAGATATTTAACTTTCAACCAGCAGCGGGGGGATTCGGGATTATATGTGAAAAAGCCTTTTGCATTTTTAACAGAAAGCCTTGATAAAAGCATTGTAAAAAAGCTTTCAGGCCAAAGGATTACTTCATCTCCATAAGCTCCGGCGGCTGTGATTCCTTGAATTTTGGATTTTGCGGTTTCATCATTTGCACCTATGGCGAAGCATTTTCTACCATAGATAAAAACTTCTCCGGCTACTCTATTATATTTATAGTTTTTAGGGCCTACTAATTCTGAAATTACATCTAAAACATTATGCTCAAGGCTTCGTTGGGTTTTGCCGATCATGAGAAGGTTGCCCTCAGGACCTGTCAAAACATAGTCAATCCAGCGAAGGATTGATGCAATCGTCTTGCCCGATCTTACAGAACCTCCCCAAAGGTTAATTCGTGCATCACTATGTAAAATCGAAAAGCGTTGTTTGCCGGTTGGAAGGTCTAGCATTTTTAAAGCACCATAATTATTTAAACAATAATATTATTAGTATATAAACATTTTGGAAGGGCGAAAAATTCCCGAAAAAATTTTGAGCATGAGCGTAGAGTGTCTAAAGTTTTAAAAGGGAAAGCCCCTGGTTATAATTTATATTAATATTATTATAACTTATCAATCTCTATTACTTATGAATTATAAAACCTTTCCAACCCTTTATTTCTTCTCCATTCTTCAAAACATTCCAACCCTTCCCCAAGCTGATTTTCTAAGTTTAGAGATCCTTTTGCCATAGATATTTATTTATTCTGAATTTTATAATTTATGAAAGGCTCTAAAACTGGTTAATACCGTTGGTTTGATAGCTTAAATGCTTGGCAAATAGCCCTTTCCCTTATATACTGCATTGATCTTAAGAAGATTTAAAAACTTATCAATCTTTATATACTTATCAAGCTATCATTAAATTATCAAGTCTTTTGATTTAGAATCGAATAGCATAGAAATTGTGCAAAATCGCTATCAAGAGGCTTATAATATAATTCTGCCATTTTTATGAAATATGAAAATAACCATTTCCTCTTTCTTTTACGATCTAGGCCATTTTGAGACCATTTCAAAGAATCAATATCAGTAGGCTTAATTTACTGAAAATCCTCGATTTTATGAACATAGTCTATGAAATGACTTGTTAGCAAAAATTTAATTTGTAATAGTTAATAAAAACATAATAATAGTTCTTGAACTTCCTAAGATTATTGGGTTTAGCCTTTAGGGCTAAACCGCTCCGAGCCAGCAGGCGAGGGAGAGCGAGCCTATCAAGGCGAGCATGCAGGCTCGATTAAAATAGCTGGTTCTTTCTCAGCCTTTTCATCTTTCTTCAATTGCTGCATAAGACGCGCAAATTCAGATTTGGCATCTTCAAAGTTTTCTAAATTTTCACCAATAGAATTTTTAGCAATTAATTGAATTCTTTCAAGCATTTTCATCAATTTATCTAGGTCAGATAAATTAAAATCTTGGTTTTTTATAAAATAATCTAATTTTTTAATAATCACAGCCAAAGTTGAGCTTGCTGCCTGATAAGCTTTTCTTTGAAATCGCTCATATTCGGCTTTGGGATCTTCTATTTCAAAATCACTATCAGAGAGTTCAAGCTTAAGAAGATATGCAGCTTTCTTATCCTTCCACTGGCCCTCCCTCATCTTGGTATGGATATATTCGACATTGCACCCTACGATTTTAGCTAATTCATTTGGCAGAGGCCAATGGACTTTCCCATTTTCGTCTTCTATTCCCCTTACGAACTGCATTTCAATAGAAGCCCAATCGTATTTTTGAGGCATATTATCTTTATATTATATAAATAATACAATATATAAACCTTGCGCACGGTAGCGTTATATTTCCTAAGGATTACCATTTAGACCTTAAACCACAATCAGGAAGGCGTGAAGGGATTGCCTTTTTTAATCGCTTCAAAAAACCACAATCAGGAAGGCGTGAAGGGATTGAAGGCTTTCTTTTTCTTTAAAAAAAGAAAAAAAATAAAAAGAAGGAAACACCCAAGCGTGGCCATACACCCCAGGAAGAGGGAGGTTATAGAATATGATCCCTTCAACCCCTTCAAGCCTTCAAAAATGCAATAAATCAGCATCAACCGCCTTGAAGGCTTTAGAAGGCTTCAAAAAATCAACCCCTTCAAAGCCTTCAAAAATGCAATAAATCAGCATCAACCGCCTTGAAGGCTTTAGAAGGCTTCAAAAAATCAATCCCTTCAAAGCCTTCAGATAGCGATTTTACCAAGCTTTTGCTAATGTTTCCTTAATCTTTTCTGAAGCTTTTATAGTATGGTAATGTGATCCGCCCGTTTGCTTTTCGTCAACAATCACATCTATGCCAGAATTTTTAAGCCCCATCATAGATTCTTTGATTTTGATTGCAAAAGCCTTCTCAGTTTGAGGCCACTCCCTTTCAATAGGATTAGAGCCATATTCTTTAACGTAAAATTCTCTCAAACATCCCGCAAGCTTCCCAACCGGACCATAATATGTATAAGGTTCAAATTCATCGAAGCGCTTCTTTACTCTATCGTATTTAGCTCCCTTCTCAAGGTCTTTGATGTACCCTATCAATGCATTTATAACAAGATTCGCAGTTATATTTTCTGCGGATTTCTTGCCTTGTGCATCATTGTAGGCTTCGATAAATGAGCCTTCATTTTCACCCCATACACGCGATAAGGCTTCACCCATAACAACGAAATCCAAAAGTCGAGGAGCTTCTTCAAGCTTAGATACTTCTTCATAAACGTGGTCGATATTGCCAAAAGCTTTAGATAAAGAACAATATGCCCCGCCCAGGATATCAGGAAGATCCTTTTCAAAAGCTTCATCTAATAGAATATCGGACCTTCTTTTGTTTTCCTTATCAAATCCGTTTAATTCAATAGGAATCATTCTATTCAATAAATCTTCATGTAAACCTTCGGTTGCTATTGATGTCATAATGATAGCGCTATTCAAATTTAACAAAGCTTCTTCATCATCTGAATATAGCTTCCTAGTTCTAAAACAGCCTCTAGTAACCGCTATACATAGCAAATCTGAAAGTTCATCGGTAATCTTCTTTCCGACATTATCAAAGAGAACAACCTGTGAATTATTTAGAACAACTGCTAAGTCTTTTGCCTCTTTAGGAAGAGGAGCTTTATCGTTTCCATTTTGATCTCCTTTAATAGGATCTACAATTTTCTTTGCATATTGAGCAGCCTTTGTTTTTCCAACGCTGGTCATACCTGTAAAGGATAGCCAGGGTTGAGCAATAGACCTATTCCTAATTCTTGGAACCATCGCAGCGCAAATCCATGTTTTAACAAGCAATCTATGGCCTTCGTATTTAACATTTAAATAGTTAAATATTTTATCGAAATCCTCAGGCTTTGCATGATAATTAGGCTCTACAATCTCTTTTTGCAGGTTAGTTCTTAGGAATACAGGGGGAAGATCAGATTTTGTAAATCCATCTTTATTAATCCTAATTCCGGTCCAATCAGGCCCGCAAAAATCAATCCATGCTGAATCGTCATACCAAGTACACCTAAAGCCAAGTTCGAAAGGATAAAGATCGAATCCCTTAGCTTGTGTAATTTTCTTTGCAGTATGCTCCATAGCTAATAAGGCACTTTTAAATGTTTCGTCGTCCTTTAAAACTATACCATATTTCTCTTTAACCTGCCCGAAGAGAAGCATCTTAAAGTTTTTATTTTTCGGATTAAGCTTGATCATTTCAAAATGATCTTCGATTCTTATCCACAAATAAGGTTCATCAAGAGAAGTATAAATTAACCTAGCATCCCCATCTTTATTGACTAGGTAATCAATAACTTCGATTAAAGCATCCATTGGCTTAATAGTTTTGTTCTGTCGATCAGATCTTTGATAATGCTCTTTTACATCATCAAGGGCCTTTTTAATCGTTATTTCTCCATATGTACCCCATCCGTGAATTTCATCCCATTTTGGACGAATTAGACCACTTTGCCGGAAAATACGATCTATTTGGGCTTTATCTTGTGTCCAAAATGCTAGAATATTGCACAAGCCTTGATCGGCTTCGCTATGAGAACTATATCCTGAAATATCCCCTTCAAACAGGCTTTTAAATTTATCTCTATCTTTTGCTATTCTGGCAAGCTCGATTAGCTTTTCATCTTCTAAAATAGGGGATATAGCCGTATTATCCCCAACTGTGGAATTCCTAGAGCCAAACACTTTGAGATGCAATTCTGAAACTTCGCTTTGCCTGTCTTTAATGGAGTTATATTCATCCAAAACATTCCCGGTAAAAGTAAAAAATCTTTTAGAATCGTACATCTCAATATTGCCTTTCTTTCTGCCGCTTTCTGGAAGCTTGGCTTTGGGTATTATATGAACTCCGCAGCCACTTGGGGATATTTCAGTATAACTATCTAGCGTTTCAATTATCTCAACTGCCCACGGCTCTATAACTCCTGTTGTCGGATCACGGCACTTATCAAGGTCAACTCCTGTATAAGGATCGCCGCTAGAAAAAACAAAGCCCAAATTTATTGTAGGATTGTTTTTTATCTTTTTCAAAGCCTCTTCAAAGCTAAGCCAGGTTGAAGGATCAGTTACATCCGCTTCTATTGGAAATTTTCTTGGCTTTTTATTTCTATTTTCTTCAACATCCGGATCTAGATACTCAAAACACCAATTAATCCATTGATTGCGATTTTTCATTTCTTCAGGAATATTGCTAATAAATATATTTCCATCGCAAGATTTAAATACTATGTAATTTATACTATCATTGCCATGAGACAGGGTCTTTAGGCATCTCCCTGTCTCGTTTTCACCTATCTCAAAATATGTTTCGGACATTCTTAAAACCTCTTAAAACAAATATTCGCGATATGCCAAAATAGCAAGAGATTTAAACGGCATATCGTGAAAATATTTTAAAACAATTCTCCTTAAAGTTGCTTCGCTTCCCTCAGGATCATCATTCTCAAATAACTAGACTTATTCAAACCGTGCTCTTCTGCTAACTTTTCCAAAGCCGCATCAATCGTGTCATTGAAGCGGAAATTAAAAATTCGGTCTTGATTTTTCATTTACATCACGTAGGTCATTTCTTTCAATGTATTTAAATCCTTTGCCTTAAAATTTAGTACTTTTTCGTTTTTCTGGACTTTTTTCGTTTAGTCTTATCTATGCCTGGCGTTCCATTCTCTCGTGAGAATCACATCAACAGAAGCTTGCACATTCTCAAAACCGTTTTCAACCATGAATTCCCAGATTTTCTCTTTCTGGCTTTCTGTCAGTTCGTACTTTCTAACGGTGTCTAAATCGACCATTTACAAATCACCGCATTCTAGGGGGACAAAATAGCATATAAAGTAATTTCAAATTATGAAGTAGATAGAAGTAAATATATGATGTACTTGAGAGATTAAACTTATATATTAGCTAGGAAAAAAAGATGATTATGCCAATGGAAAATTATGAATTAATGGGATACGTGGTTAAATTTGATAACTATGGCCACAATTCAGAACCTTTAAACAAAGATGGAAGACGCATAGAAATAAATGGAACACCTCTAATGACTATATCGATAGAAAACAGAATTAATCGTGAAGATCAATATTTAGATCGAAATACAATAAATTTCGCAATTTCAAATAAATATTTTAATAAAATAATAGGAAATTATTCTATAGATGTTAAAATAATTGAAATTGTTAGAGGATCAATAGATGGTCATGAATGTCACAAATATCATATGGTTTTTACAGGTGATGGCTTCTGTGATAGATATATATATTATTTAAACGATGAACATATATGCAGCATTTATGCCTTTTACTATGAAAATGATAAAAATGGAATAGCTCTAATAAATAAGATTAAAAGTTCTATCAATATTGAAAAATTAGATGAATCACAGTATTAAGAATTTTTCATACTTATCCCTTTTCATTTTATCCGAGACGATAATATATCTCAGTGTTGTTCTAATATCACTATGCCGTAAAAGATGCCGTACAACGCTAATATCCGCCCCATTGGCTATCATCATCGTCGCGGTTGACTGCCGAGCAAAAACATGGACTCCGCCGCGCTTCTCAATGCCAGCTCGTTTCTTATAGGTGGTAAACATGTGATGCAGATCTTCTCTCCGCCAGCAATTTCCGAAGTCGGTATAAAATAGCGGTCTTCTCCCTTTGATCTCTAGCTGTGGCCTTATTTCCAGATATTCCTTGAGTATGCTCGCGCACTCATCGGAAATGAAAGCTATTCCATCCTTCCCGCCCTTTCCATTTCTGATCCTTACTGTAAGGTTTTTCAGATCTAAATCCTCATCATCCAAGCCACATAACTCAGAAGCTCTAAGGCAGCCGAAAAAAAGGGTTTTTAGCATCGCGAGATGCTTAAGATTATATATTACTGAAAATATTTTATTAATCTCCTCGGTTGAGAAAAAGTAAGGAATCGTGTTATTCGGAGTTATTCGCGCGAATTCTACCTGATCGCCTAACATCTGATGATATGCTTTAATTGCATAGGCATATTGATTTGAAGTGCTTCGGCTTAGATTCTTGGTGTATAAATAACCACGGAAATTTTCTATATCTTTAGCTGTCGGTTTAATAGCATTTGAGAATTCAAGATATCGGTGGACATTACCGACATACCCTTCAATGGTGCTCTCTCTGAAGCCTTTGTCCATTAAGTAGCGGCGAAATTTGCTTATTTCTAAGCTGTAATTCTTTTCGGAAATATTTTTTAAATTCCAATCAATATTGAGTTTCGAATTCTTCAAAGCTATCTCCTCCTTTAGCACCTTTTCAAGCGTCCGATTTCTGAATAAGATTGCACCATTGCTGCAATCCTGTAGCCCATTTCAAAGAAGAGTCAGAAAATCAACATCAGTAAATCACAGTCCTAAGTATGAGACCTTTACAGGACTGGGGGTCCTGTGACCGGCGTTCAAATCGCCGTGGCCCCATCGAAGGCTTTTCTTGAGGTCGATCTCTATTATGTCCAGTAGCGCTTTTGATACATGTGGCACAAAACTGTCATAACTC